GCCAGGTTGTTTTAAATCATTTTTTAAATCTATCTTTACTGAACTTATTTCTTCTTGTACTTCCGCAATATCTCCATCTCTTTCATTTTCTATTTGTTCTATTCTTTCTAAAATTTCATCATTTATTGCAAGTTGTTTCTTCAATTCTTCCTCTTGTTGTCCTCTTACAGTTTTTTTAGTGGGAACTTTTACTTTTGGTTTAACTATAGCAGGAGCTTTCTTTTTCGGGGCTTTTTTCTTAGGAGCTTTCTTTTTAGGCGCTTTTTTCTTAGGAGCTTTTTTCTTAGCCTTTGGTTTGCTTTTTTCTTCTGCGGCTATTTCTGCCTCTATTTCTTTAAGTATTGTAAGGTCATCCGTAGAAAACTCAGTACCGCTTGATATTTTCCCACTTAAAGTGTTAAGGAATTGAACAACTTTTCTATCTGTATCTGTAAGTTCTTTAACAAATTTTCCTAAACCAGCGGCTTTTAACACTTTATCAACCCATCTTCTTATTAATCCCTTTTCTTTTATGTCAAGTCTACCAAAACTACCAGCCAAAACTCCTATGGCTTCTACTAATTTTTCTTCATTCTGTAAGTTACTTTCGTAAGACTCAGCAAAGTTATTTAAATACTCTGATAAGCTTTGCTTAACTTTCTTACCATCTTTTTCGAGAGTGACCATCACTCTGTTAAGTGCTTTACTGTTTTTTAAAGCCTCAAACATTCTTGTAGTAACACCTGTAATATTAGCCTCTCCTTTTTTTAATGATTGTATTACAAGAGCATGACCTACTTCATGCCCTATAGTTGCTATAGTTGATTTTTGAGTATTTACAAATATAGTATTGCT